AAACGAGCCTGTTAGAGCGCCATAAACTACGCTACAAAAACCGGACTGCTCAAGGGTGGGCACTGACAGGGCCATGTACCACTCAGTCACTCTGAAGGCCATTATAATCATTGCTAGGAAGGCCAGCCGTGGCAGAACCTTCCACTCGTCTAACATAGTTGCCATTACGCTATCAGCCCTTTCCGGTAGCCTAGACCCTTCTGGTAGGTCAGAACCTCTTTACGATTATCCTTAGCCTTGTAGCTACAATGTACCCAGCCGGTATTCCCGCCGGAATAATTTTCTAATATTAGCTGGTCAAAGTCCAGCTTGCCAGCAATGTATCCTGCCAGTTCCATGTTGCTAATCGTCGGCACCTCAAAGTCTGCCGCTTCGCCCTTTGCATGCTGACTGTTTACTGAGCTTCCTATCGCTATACAAAGTTCGCCAGAGCGGTATCCGCTAGAAGGCGTGAACGGTATGCCGTACTGCTCTCTGACAGGCTCCAGAATGTGTTCACAGACCAGCTTCATAGCCTCGATGTGTTCATCTGTCGGCGTGTTTGGTATGCCCTTACGGACTGCTGTCTGGCTCTTAGTCATTTCTTGAAGGCTAAAATGCTTAGATAGATTCATGTTACTTGTCCATTATCCCTAGATTGTCTAATGCCGCCTGCCAGCTTTCCCGCTCTAAGTCGGGGTCGCTGAAGAAGGTAATGTTTCGAGTAAGTTTTTTTTCTCGAATAGATGTAACTGGAATATACCACACACAGCGTTGCTCTGCCGACACACAAGCCAAAATGTCAAAATCGCCCAGCGTTGGTAACCTTTTGCCGGCACCTAAGCCTGTCTGAAAGTGGACCCTTTTTCTGCCTTCGCCCTGCCGTGAACACTGACAAGCCTTTACCTGAATGCGTAATGTCGTGCCACTTTCGGGATGCCATGCAATCAAATCAACTGCATCTTGCTGGGCCATCGCCACACGCCAGCCACGGGCAATAACTGAACAGGCGGCTATGTGCTCGCCAGCGAGGCCGGAAGCAGTCTGGGTTATCTTTAAGTCAGCAATAAAAAGACTACTCAGCATCGTCATCGTTATGCCGGCGATTGGCGCGCATGATTAGCTCTATTGCTAGGTCCATCATCTGCTTGGCGGTCATTTTCTTGATAGCCGTCTCGCCTTTAATTTTTACCAGCACACCATCGTCGTGCGGCACTATCAGGACAGGAAACTCTGGCTCCATTTCTTTATTCTCCATCAGCACTGCGTACTGGCTGTGAGGCAATGATAGTTGAGAGACAACTTCCCAGCCGTCTCCCTGATATTTTTCGACATCACCATGAACGACATAACGAACCGTCCGGCTGTCTAAGTTCATCCAGTCATTCTCTCAGTTATTTTTTTGAGATTTGTGTTAAGGCTGGTTCTGCCCTGCGTTCTTTTTCTGAGCTTTTTGTGGGCATAGAATACCGTGGTATGGTCCCGCCCAAATCCCCTGCCGATTTCACAGTAAGACATACCCAGCATTTCTGCACAGATAAACATAGAGATGTGTCGGGCTTCGACATATTTAGGGTTCCTTCTCTTGCCCAAAATATCAATTTTATTGATGCCGGTGACGGCTGAAGTGATATCCAGCACTTTGTTAATTTGCTCTTCAGAGCGCGTCAAATTCCTCATCGGCTTGCTGGTCCCGCTGAAGATTTTTTCTATAATTTTTGATAAGACACTCATCACTACAAAACTCCTTTTTGTTTCCATTGATGACCCCGTCGTAACGGAAGTTAAATGTTTTCTCACAGAAGTGACACCGAGCAAAATTATCTATGGTGGGATATTTGCTCGGCTTTTTAGGTGGTCGTTTCTTAGAACGGGATATCATCGTCTAAGCTGGCAGGCTTTGGTGCCGGTGCCGGCTTACTTACTGCATCGGACTTACCGCCCAAGCCACACTGATTGACGCGCAGGGCTAGTGTTTTTTTCATTTCACCGTCCTTATTTTTATATTCGCGCTCGCTCAGTTCGCCAATCACAGTTACCTGAGTTCCCTTCTTGAGGTAGTCAGCAAGGCCCAGCCTGTTCTCGCCCCAGATAGAGCAATCAAGCCAGACTGTTGACTTGTTTTTTCCATAGCCAGAATCGGATCCGATTGCAAAGCTGATGAGCTTTGATTCACCAACTTCCTTTATCTCAGCATCACGACCTAAGCGGCCCACAAATGTGCAACTATTCATTGCTCATTAACTCCTTTTTACGATTTGAAAATAGCTGTTTATCTTCCGACGACAGCCCCATTGAGACACGATTATAGATGGTTTTCAGGCTATCTATGTCCGGTGCCATTGCTATCTCATCAGCCAAGGCCAATGGAGATTTTATCTTATTTAGCCCGCTCGCCCCTGAGCCAGTAACTAATGCGCTTTGGTGAGCTTGTGTCTCTTTTACGCCAAGCTCAGGGGTTTGCCGTGGCACAGGCTTGTTGCCGGAGCTGTCCGGCCCACCTGAACTGTTCGCTGGCATATCTTCTCCAGCATATATGTAACAACCCAGACCCAATAGGGCCATAGCCTTTACCATGCAACGCTGTAAGCTGGCGTTGACGGCAAAACTGTCTGGATTTTTGATGGGTTTATTGCGATGGTCTAGGACCGGCATGACTTCTGTTGCCTCAGCCAAGTGTCCCGCAATATCGCTTGAATTATGGGGTATTTTTACAGTGACACAAACATATGCATCGCCGTTATGGTCCAGCATATAGGGCACTGTGAGGCCGTTCACGCTGTAACTATGCTTTACATATTGAGCAGACGGATAGTGCTGTTTAAGCACGGTCCACGCCCACGCCCATGACAGGTATGTAAAGCCGTTCTTTTTCTCGACGTGCTTTGATACGTCAATTCCTGATAGTGTTTCCCATACGGTCATATTTTCCATAGCTCCTTTGCTTCATCTTTAAATTGGTGGTTCCAGTAAAACGGATGTTGGAAGTCGGGGTCTGTCAGGCTGGCTAGAACTTTGGGGTCTGTGCTAATACGCAACAGGTTCTGCCTGAGAGCCGCACGACGCCGCATCTCGTTCAATGCATAGCCGAGTTTCTCCGGCTGTAGTTCCTCGCAGTTGTTAGGCGAAAAGATGACGCCATCTTCTGCTGAGATGTACGCAAGGTGGGGTGTGAGTCCCGTTGCGGCGTGGTAGATAGCAACCTGACCTAAGTGAGCGAACTCTGGCTTCTTGGGCAGTGTAGCCCTGCTAAAGCCTCTCGTGCCGTCCTTCTTTATGGCTCCCATCCGTGGTGCCTTGGTCTTAACCTCGCAAAAAGCTGTATCTGTGAACAGGTCGATATAGCCCATCACCGGAACCTCGATGCCCTGCAACTCTGCGTAGACTTTCTTCTCTTCTTCACAACCCGAAAACTCGTGTAAGGTTTCAAAACCAACAGTCACTGCGTCTGCTATCATGCCTCGAAACTTCTCGCGCTTTTCTGCACTTTCGCTGGCTGGATGAAAATCGAAGTCTAATATAGCCGCATCAATAGCGTCAGTTGGCGTTTGACCGCCAGCCAAGACAGCCTGAATGCCGCCATGAACCGCTGTTCCAAAGGCCGCATTTTCGCCCACCGTTATTTCACGGCGCTTATCCTTGGATAAATAAACGTAGTCAAATATCCAATTACTGATGGGCTTATTTAATTGTGACGGGCTGAAGTGATGTAATTGCACAGCCTCAAAATATTCTGGGACTTCACTCATAGTTAATATTTCCCCTTTACCCTTTTATAGAATTACTTTACTACAAGTTATCGACAGTCATGTCAAACATGTAAAGGATAGTAATATGAAGTTCCAAGAATACCTTGTAAATGAAGGCGTTAGGCAGGCTCAAGCCGCCCGTGATTTAAAAGTTACACAGCCAACAATTCACAACTGGATCTACGGTAAGCGCCCGCCATCTGGCATCCACATGATGCAGATTTTTCGCTACACAAAGGGTAAGGTTGCGTTGAAGGATTGGTGTGAGGTTTTCAATGCCTAGAAATCAGGAGGGCCGTCTGGGTCAGATAGAGTATGAGGCTTGGCTGAAGGGTCAGAAAAAGGCCCAGTCTGAGTTTTCTGCCAGCTTGCCAGACGATGGATTTGAGGACGCTGAAATCGAAACCAATGATGTTGGCAAAATAAGAAAAATGCCGACGCCTAAGCCTATTGGGGGGTCTTCACTAGATGAGTAATCCACAAAAAGAAAAGGGCAGTCGCTTTGAGCGTGAGATTGTCGAGCTTGCCAGACTGCGTGACCTTGAGGCTCACAGGGTGCCGTTATCAGGTGCCGCCGCTGGGTTTAAGGGTGATGTCCACATTAAGAGGGGCAGAGAGACTTGGGTTATTGAGGCCAAGAAAAGGGCTGACGGATTCAAGTTTTTGTATCAACATTTGGAGGGTTCTGATGTCTTAGTCGTGGGGGCCGATAGGAAAAAGCCTCTGGCAGTTATGGACCTCGGCGACTTCTTAGATATGTTTGCAGGAAAGGTTTAGCTATGTTTGAGTATGTTATCTTGTTTTGTATTGTTATGGGTTCAGGCTCTTCTACAGATGCGCGCTGTGAATATGTGGGAAGCAGGGACTTTGTTACAGCATCGGCTTGTTACAAGGCGGGTGAGCGCTTTGAGCAATCACTTCGCGCCCAGCATATTGAGGTCTGGAAAGACGTTCCGGCGGGTGAGCGGGCTAGTTTTGTGGCAGACGTTGTGTGCGCCGAGCAGTCAATATGATTGTCAGGGTATCAAAGCGTGACCAACATGAGGCCGACCTGTTGGCTCAGGATACGGTCATGCTTCTCGAAAAATTGGGGGTGACACCTCGGCTGGATAACAAACAGCAGTCTAGGATAGAGGCAAATCGTCTTGGGTTTATGGCAGAGTTCGCAGTGTGTCGGCTGTTTAATGCGGAACCTCCGAGGCTTAACATAGCGACGGATGGCGGGGTTGATTTATGGCTGGGTGACATATCGGTTGATGTGAAATTCAGCAAGACGGGTTCTCTGATATTTGACAGCACAGAGAAGTTTAAGTCTAATCTTGCGGTTCTGGTGACCAGTACAAGTGACCCAGAATGCATGCTGTTGGAGGGATGGATAGGAAAGACGGCGTTTGTTCGGGATGCCTACGCAAAGGACTTTGGGTATGGAGAGAGATTGGTTATGGGGTCATCTGACCTCACGCCAATGCCGAGGTTATGGGAACTAATTATGGAGAGGAAGTTCAAGTGAGGGAGAAAGACGACTTCTATCCGACGCCGCCGGCAATGACAGAGGCTCTGTTAGCATATGAGTTTCTTGAGCCGTGCAGGGTGCATGAGCCAGCTTGCGGTAACGGGGCGATGTCTAAGGTGCTTCGGTGTTATGGTCACGACGTTGTCAGCGAGGACTTAATTGACAGGGGCTATGGCGATTCGCGTAGAGATTTTCTGATGCTACAGAAGAGGCCGTGCGATTATCTTATGACAAACCCGCCATATAAATTGGCGGAAGAATTTATCCAGAGGGCGTTGGACCTAGAATATAAGCGTCACGCCTATCTGTTGAGGCTTGGGTTCTTAGAGGGCATGGGCCGGTATGACAGGCTTTACAGCAAGCACCCGTTTGATGTTTGCTATGTTTTCAGCAAGCGCCAGACAATTTGGCGGGGTGATGAGGAAGCAACAAGCACGGGAACAGTTCAATATGCGTGGTTCGTTTGGGATAGTGAATCAACAAAACAAAGGATGGAATGGATATGAGTGACAGTTTGATTATTCGGGGCAACATACGGGAGAACTTCTCGGTATTGCCAAATGATTTGATGAATGATGAGCGGCTATCTGCCGACGCTCTGGGGGTGCTGGTGTACCTGTTGAGCAAGCCAACTGACTGGCAGGTGAGGGTGACTGAACTGCGCCGCAGGTTCGACATCGGCAGGGACAAAGTTTACCGCATTTTAGGCTCGATGGAGCAGTACGGTTATTTAGTGCGTGAAAGCGTTAAAACGGAAGGTCAGTTCGCCGGAACTCGTTATATAGTCTCAGATTCACCGCGTCCTGAAAAACCGGATACGGTTTTACCGGATACGGAAAACACGGACACTTACAAAGAACAGAACTTACAAAGAACAGAATATACAAAATCAACTAAAAGAAAGAAGGCTCAAAATAAACAGAAATTATCCGAGTGGGAGCCGGAACAGTTTGATAGGGAATATGCAGAGAGCCTAGAGCTAGATTGGCAGGAGATACTGACTGACATGCGGCTGTGGGATGAGAAGGGCGGTAATAAGGCGGCTTATGCGTCGTGCAGGGCTTTCTGGCAGACTTGGTGCAGAAAAGAGGGCAAGGGCACTCAGAGGCGCTCAAATCGCCAGCAATCGGTGTCCGGTGGCAAGAGCAAGGTGTTATCGGAGGGGCAGAAGGTATTCGCGGATAATGTGACGCAGAAATATATAAAGGCTTTCGGCTCACAGGGGTTTTCTTATAAGCTGGTATTGCCGGATGTGGAGGCGTTCATGCTGACAGCTCAGACGGATGATGACTGGATGGCGTTAGGCAACGGGCTACCAAGCCCAAGAGACAAGGGGTGGATGTGATTATGGATACTGATATTTTTGTGGAAGAATGCGCTGAGTGCGATGGCGAAGGCGAGGCACTGTATGAGGTCGGCGTGATAGATTACGACCACGGCGGTTATCTGAAGGATGAATGGCAGACCTGTCAGGAATGTCACGGCACGGGACAGTTGGAGGTCGAGCGTGATATCTGAGGGCGACGGGAAAATGCAGAGGTTGCTGGACAATAACCAGTGCCCGAAGTGCCAGACGGTTATGCATAAGCAAGCCATTGGCAAGACGCTGTCTGATGAGCCTGAGAGCGTTTACCAGTGTAAGGTTTGTAAGCTGATTGTGACGGATAGTAGAAAAAAGTATCCGGTGCTGTGACACGATTGTGACAGGCAATGGCTAAGGGTTTGTATTTGTTATATAGTGCGTCCAATCCATCATCGGATGTACACGGGAGTTTTAGATGAGTAAGAAGAAGCTAACGCCGGAAGTCATAGATGAGTTTCTACGGCGAATTGCAATGGATGGTCGCAGTGCGCGTCAGGTGGGCAAGGATGATGATATGCCGAGCTATGAGGCGCTGTATCAGCTAAAGAATAAGGATGCAGAGGTTGCAAGGCGGTTCCTTATGGCAATGGAAGCTCGTGCAAGCGCGCTGGATGACCAGATAGATGAGACGCTGGATAAAGTGGACAGCGGCGAGCTAGACTATCACGCAGGCCGTCTGAGGCTGGATACGCTGAAGTGGCGAATGGCGAAGTATTATCCGAAATTCTACGGCGAGCAGACGCTGAAGGTTGACGTGGAGCATAAGACAAGTTTCATCGACGAACTAAAACTTGTGGCTAAGAAAGTGGAGGAGAAGAAGCTGTTGTCAGCTAACGTGATTGAGGGGGAAGTTGATGAGTGATTTGCGGCGAAACGCCTTCACCGATACGCGGGCGCGGGCGAGGAACAGAACCAGAACAGAACGCCTGATTTGTGTCCAGTACGCGACACGTTTACATAACGTAAATTACGGAAACGCTAAGTCATTGTAATTGCAGGGTATACCAAATACATAATGGAGGTTATGCGACAAAATTAACCAAAATCGGTTGATACCCCCCTTCGAGCAATCAGCCCCCGCCCGTGACAAAGCAATACCCCCACACACACCCCCCAAGGATTCTCATGAAACTCACAACTGACCTCCTCCTAAAAATTCACAACGACCCCGTCTTCTTTGTCGAACACATCATAGGGGCCACCCCGCAGAAATGGCAGGCCGATGCATTGCGCGCCATCGCCGAAAATGACCGCGTCAGCATTAAGTCCGGTCACGGTGTCGGAAAGACTGCGTTTCAGTCGTGGTTAGTCCTCTGGTGGCTCCTGAGCCATTACCCGTGCAAAGTTGCTGTTACCGCGAACACTGCCCACCAGTTGTCAGACGTGCTGTGGACAGAAATCGACAAATGGGCCAGAAGATTGCCCGAAGGCTTCCGCGACCTGATGGAGTTCAAAACCGATAAGATTAGCCTTAAAGGTGCCTCTGATAGCTTCTGCGTGGCCCGTACCAGCCGCAAGGAGAACCCAGAGGCTCTACAGGGCTTCCACAGCGAGAACATGCTGTTTCTGGTCGAGGAGG